ATACTTATGATTTTATGTTATCTGCGTGTGGTAGTGAGAACGATTGTAACGATAGTAATACTTTAACTGTTGATGTTGTCACTTATGTAGCACCAACTACAACTACGACCACTACAACTGTACCTCCAAAACCAGAACCAAAGCCAGAACCTGAGCCAGAACCTTATATACCACCGCCTCCACCGCCTCCTACACCTGAAGAAATTATTGTTGATGTAAAAGTAGAAGGTGTTGATAAGACCTATACACAAGCTGATGTTAATGATGGGACTATAGAGCGTGACCAAGAGCGTATAGATAATGAGAATAAGTTTGGTTGTTTTATGACTAACGCACAGATAGAGCGTGGTGATTGCGATATACCTGAACCTATTGAAGAAGATATTAAAGATGATATTATAAAAGAAGATGTTGTTATTAAAGAAGATATTGTTGAAGATAAAAAAGATGTGGAAGTCATCATTCCTGAGGATGATGTTGTTGTACTCGACCCACCTAAAGAGGAAGTTATTAAAGATGAAGTTGTGGAGTTTGAAGAACCGCCTATTGAGTTCGAGATTATTGAATTTGATTTGGAAGATATTGCACCCGAAATCGTGGTGGAAATACCAGTATTGGTTGAAGTTGTAGAAGATGAACCTATTAAAGAAGATATACCTGAAGTTTTGGAAGAAGATACTCCCGACACAACGTTACCTTCTGTGGAGATTAAACAAGAGAGAGAAGATATAGTCCTTACAGAAGAAGAAGTTGCTGTAGAAGTAGCTGAAGTTGTAGAGATTGTAAAAGATATTGTTATTAAAGAAGCTACTGTTGAAGAAGTTGTTGAAGTATTAGAACAGGTTAATGATATAGGTGTACAAAATCTATCTTCAGTCACAGAGGAAACACAGACAGTTATACAAGAGGTTGTTGAGGAAGCTATAGCAGATGTTGCAGAGCTTACTGAAGAACAGGTAGAAGTTGTCGCTGAAGTATTACAGGTAGAGGCAGAAGATGTAGCTATTATTGCTGAATCTGTTAAAGATGATGAGGTTATAGCAGAAGCTGTAAAGGAATATGTTGAACGTGCTGTAGAAAATGCAGACGTAGAAAACTATACATTAGCTGATGTTGTAACTGAAGTACAGTTTGAAACTTTTATAGACAATCCAATACAAACCTTCATAGATATTGACATACAAGAAATAAACTTTAGTGACATAGGTAATGACATGACTAATGACCAGAAGGAAAAAGCTCAAGAAGTTGTAGTTCCAGTAATCTTGACTAGAATAGCTACTATGGCAGCTTTTGTATTTAGGAGAGGCAATGTTTAAAAAACTAGGTAACTGGTTTGTAGATGCAATAAAAGAAACACTTAACCTTAGTTGGACTTTGGTTGGGTTAGTTATTGCTACGCTTACATTGACTGGTTCTGCACAACAAGTAACAGGATTAGCTACTATAATTACATTGGGCATATGGTTAATAACTTTAGGATGGAGAAAGTAATATGGCACATGCAGCTAGAAAAGCAGCAATGCTTAAAAAACACGGATTAAAAGGTGTTAATCAACCTAAACGTACACCTAAACATAAAACTAAATCACATGTTGTCCTTGCACAAAAAGGTCACGAAATAAAATTAATTAGATTTGGTCAACAAGGTGTTAAAGGTGCAGGTAAAAACCCTAAATCTAAAAAAGATAAAGCACGTAAAAAATCTTATTATGCTAGACATAATGCACAGGATAGTAGTCCTGATAAATTTTCAGCTAGATACTGGTCACATAAGGTGAAGTGGTAATATGGCTAAAAAAGTAAGCTGGCAGTGGGGAGGTAAAACTTATAGTGGTACTTTCATTAGAGAAACTAAAACACATATTTTTGCTAGAACTAAAAATGGAAAAATTAAACGAATCGTTAAAAAGAAGAAACAATAATGCCGTTACCAGGTGCATATGTTAACAGAAGTAATACAGTTGGTGAGTATTGTAGTAATTGCAAACATTATTCTAATAACTATTGCATTGCATTCAAAGAACAAGTAGCGCCGTATGGTTGGTGTAAAATATGGGAAAAGGTAGGTAATGAAATACGAAGTTCTTAGAGTTAGTAGTGGTAAAGACTCTACATCAGGATTGCTATTTGAAATAGACAATAACAAACGTACATTTTTAGCATACACATTAGAAGATGAGCAAAGAGATGTTAAAGTTTGGGGTGAAACTCGTATACCTGCTGGTACATACAAGCTTAAACTACGTGAAGAAGGTGGATTTCATAACAGATACGCTAGTAAATATGGTAAACCTTTCCATAAAGGTATGATTCATGTACAAGATGTACCAGGATTTGAGTATATATTATGGCATACAGGTAATACTGATGAGCATACAGCTGGTTGTTTGATACTAGGTAACACACAAACTAACAATCGTATAGCTAAAGATGGCTTTATTGGTAGTAGTGTTGATGCATATAAGTTTGTTTATCCTCGTGTTGCAGCTGCAATAGAATCAGGTGTAGACGTAGAAGTAACTTATATAGATTATGATGGAGATATTAAAGAAATATCTAATAAAACAACTGATGATGTCATACTTACAAGTACAGTTATGGATAAATTGTCAGAGATAAGTGGAGAGATTCAAGTAATGTCTGCTAAACTAGATGGCAGAAAGATAAATTAATGGCAAAAAAAGAAGATTATATACCAGGTTCACCTCCAGGTTCACAAGGACCTAAGTTTGAAAACTTTGATGCAGCTTATGAACTAGACCAAAGACAAAAGATAGCTACAGAATCTGATAAAGCTAACCTTGTTGATATTAATAAACAAATAGCTGCTGCAGATAAAGAGTTAGCACGACTTGCAGGACGTGTAGTTCCAGCACAAGGACGTTCAGCACAAAGCGTTGCTAAATCTGCAAATTATGAAAGTAAAGTAATAGATACTAAAAGATTTCTTGAAAGTGAAAAAGAAGCTATTACTAAAATATTAGAAGAAAAAAAAGAAATGCTTCCTCAATCATATTCAAGTGCAGTAGAAGAAAAAAATATTGCTAGAAAAACTATACAAGGTCCACCTGAAATAATTAAAGCTCCTAATGTAAAACCTCCTAAGTATACTGCTATTGTAGACCCTAAAGGTGCAGCTATTATGGGTACAGAACCTGCTCCTCCAAAAGAATTACCAAATCCTAAAGCTACGCCAGTTGGACAAATTTATATAAAAGATAAAGTTATGCAATATCCAGAGATGAATATAGGTATAACAACAGATGCTAAAGGTAATCGTGTTCCTATAAAAGGTACAGGTCCTGCAAGAGAATATGTTGCAGAACGCATGCCTATGTCAGACAAAGAAGTTATACAAAAATATGAAAAAATGGGTGCTGATTATCAAGCTAAACTAGCACAAGAAGCTATAACTCACGAAAAATTAGAATTTGATTTTGAAAAAGGTGAAGCTCGTATTGTAGGACATGATAATTTTATCAGAGTTGAAGGTCAAGAAATGTATGCAAGAACATCTGGTAGAAAAAATCAAGTAGTTGTTCCTGCAACTAAAGCTAATGAAGCTATAGACCGTAGATTTAATACTACACCACAAATTACTTCTAGTATGAGATGGGAAGACGTACAAAGAGAAAAAGCACAAAGAGCTAAAGCACCTTCACAACAAAAGTTTATTGGAGATAAAAGCGGTATTGTTCCTAATGAAAATGCACGTACTTATGGTGTATCAGATGAAGCAAAACGTAATATGGATTTTAAAATTTCTAGTGCTGCTAAAGCTGCAGCTGCTAGTAAAATAGCTCAAGCTGCAAAAAAATTAGGTGGCAAAACAAACATGTTGAACATACCTATTATGACAAAAGGTTCAGCAGATAAAATATTTAAAGATTTTTTTGGTAAACAGGACTATAGTAGTTAGTGTTTATTAAAAATAAAAGAAGACGTAACCAAGATGGTACATTTAAAAAAGATGTTCGGTGGACACCCTGGTCAGAATCATGGAGTTATAAGATGAGCCAAGAATACAAAGATGTATTAAGTAAAACAGTATGGACATTTGTAGAAGCTTTTATATCAGCATTAACTGTTGCACCTTTAGTAGGAGTTGACGCTGACGCTGTACAATTAGCCGCCTTATCTGGTGGAGCTGCTGCATTAGTAGTTGTAAAAGAGTTTGCTAAAAAACAAATCGGTCCTAAAGCAAAGCCAGCAAGTAAGTAATAATGCCTGGAAATATTAAACATAAAGTTGGTGCAGGTATGGGTGGATATCGCGGTGATATTTTATCAGCTAAACAAGCAGAACAAGTTGCCCGTGGTCTAAGTGGTGGTAGGATATCAAATAAAGCAATTACTTTTGAAGGATATAAAGACCATATACTTAAACCATTACGTAAAGGTTTTATAACACGTACAAAACCTGTACATAAAAGACCTGACCTTAAAACATGGGAAGATAGAAACCGTTCTAATCAAAATACAAAGTTGAATTACTAATGCGAAAAAGAAAACAATCAAAGAATCCAGATTTAAAGGATAGAAATTATACTCTTAGAGGTAGAGGTGATACTCATTCCTTAGAAGGTGGAGAGACTATTAAAGGCATGACTAAACGTTACCAAAAAAAAATAGCTGCTAACAAACTTGGTGTAGCAAAAGCAGTAGCTAAAGATATTTATTTACGTGCTGATAATATGTTTTTAGGAGCTTTACCTGGAGGTAGTCCTTCTATTTTAAAAGTATGGCAAGACCGTAATCGTTCTAATAACGGAACAAAGTTAAATCCATAATGCAGTTACCTTATTCAGTTCCAGATTATAAAGGCACAGGTAAAAAAGAAGCTGAGTCACGTATGGACCAATCTTATGCATTGTCTAATATGTTTAATAAGAAAAGACTTATGTATCTTAAAAAAGCTAAACAAGCTACCGAAGAAGGTAAATACAAATACGCTGAAGCAATGTTAACTAAAGCTAGTCTTTCTGAAAAAGATGCTATGAGATTTGGTGTTAAAGGTATAGGATACGAAAGAAGTTCTAAGTAACACCTGAGTGTCTATCTAAATAACCTTCTAACAATTCTCTATACGCTACCTTAGTACCCATAGACTGTCGTCCATCGTATATATCATGATGCCACTTACATAATACGGCTGTATTATCTACGTTATATTTGCGTGCTTTGTTGCCACCCATACCTATATCTTTTATATGAGCTAACTCTAACCATTTACTACTGCCACAATTTGCCCACTCACACGCGTTTCCAGCCCTTCTAAAGGCCTCTTCTCGTATTTGTGTTATATCATCCATTGACATCATACATAGTATATTTAAGTGTAATTTCTTCGTTAGCTTTTAAAGGTCTTAATGGAAACAAATGATTAACATAAGTACCGTGCAAACGTCTTACTTCACAGTTAGGTTCATCACTATGATTAATGAATCCTCCTAAAGGTGTACGTATTATCTGTCCTTTGTCGTCCATAAATACGTGTGTTACACCTATACTTGTTTCTAAATCACGTATAGCTTTAATTGTAAACAGACCTAAACCTTCTATTTTACTAGGTCGTATTGTTAAATACTTAGGTAAAGGTCTGTATGTTGGTGCATTATCCATAAATTGTAAAGTATTTTCCTGCTGGGAAGTTCCAAGACTTTAATACGTCTATCCAACGTACTTTATTTTCCTGAAGTCCCCACTTACCTTCGTATATTGCATTAGATACATACATAAATAGCTGTGTACTACACTTGCCATCGACTGTACCTACTGCTTTTGGTAGGTCTAGTAATTGCTGCATGTAACGTAACGTACTGTCTGTTACTGCACCTGTATCTATGTTTCTAGCTGTCATTAAATCATCTGGTGCATGCTCGCCGTTAGCTACAGTAATTCTTTTAGGTGCTTTTTTAGCAATATTTTTTAAGTTATGTGTTGCTTTAATATCTAAAGTTAATGTTTCTCTGTTAACTGTATAAGAAATCCAGACTTCTTTATTGTCTTTAGTTAAACCTAGAAACCTTTTACCTCCAAATGTATCTAATGTAGAAGCTAACTCTCTTAACTTTGCAGCTGTTTCTCTGTGTTTAAACCTAGCTTTTAACTCTCCATCAATTGTAACTGCAGATGCATCACGCATTTTTTTACTGTAATCTGTAAAACTATTTTTCATTCTTCTTCTCCTAACTGTGCAAGATGCCAATTGTAATCATTAACAAACTTGTCCATTAATACCCTAAGACTTATTGTGTCAGGTGCTATATTAAAGGTATCGCTACCGCATGCTTTGCTAAACTGTTGCGCCCATACTTTCATAAACTTAGGACTGTTAAATATATTTATTTTATTTATATCTATTGATTGTTTCTTTTTAGCCATTTGAATCCTCAAAATAATTTTTATGACAATCGTCACATTTATGCATCCAACCTATGTCTGTAATGTATGCTTTCTTACAGTCTTCACATTGGAAATTATAAATTTCTGATACGCCATTTTTTCTATCGTCTAATATTTTTTTGTTTGTGTAATAACTGAATTGCTCGTTATTCATTAGTTCCTTTCCAACAATGTTTACTACTGTTCCAGTGATGCCAGCCATCATTGTAGACTAGCCAAGCTGCGTATCTTGTAGCAACTTCTGGATTTGTTCGTTTACCTATTATACCAAGTTTAGATTTTAACCAAGACCAAGTATTGTCATTAAATTGCCAGAGTCCAACGTCATTCGTACCGTCAGTGTTTTGTCCCACAACTGCAGGCCTTCCACTGCTTTCACAGTAAATAACCTTTAAGGCACGAACAACGTCTTCATCTTTAAAATAACTTTGTACTATAGGTTGCCATTCTTTTACAAAGTACACCATATAGTTTGTTTCTCGGCACTCTACG